TTACTTACGTCTTAAATAACGAATAAATTCGATAATTGCCCAAAATATTGCACCATAGAAAGCAAGAGCAAATAAAGCACCAAAGAACATAAAAATGTGCATAACAATAATTATATAAGTTAAACAATAATTTTGCACAAATTTATTAAATTAACGCCAAGGAACACCAAGTTGATGAAAAGCACGAGCACCCATATTACGTAATAATCCCAAATTACCAGAACCGTTGTAAATAAGATTAAACAAAGAAGCTTCAACCGTTTGAACACGATCTTTAAATGTAGCTTCATTATAAGCGTTTTCCTGTCTCATACCTTGTTGTTTCAAAACATTAGTAGTCTGTTCCTGAATGCCAAGAGAAGTACGTACTTCTGTCTCAGCAATCTTAGCAATCTCATGCTCTACCTGTTTACGAGTCAATGCACCCTGTGCATACTTAAGCTGAATATCAGCAGTTTTCTGGGCAAGATCCATCTTCATCTGAGCATCCATCCAAGAAAGCTGCTTATCAGCAAGAAGAGTCTGGACATTCGTTAATTTACGCTCAGCCTGCATATTAGCAATACTTTCACGATTAACATCCATCTGAGAAGTTTTAAGATCCTTATCAATAGAATAGATCAACTTATCAAGAGAAAGACGACCTTCTTGTGTCTTAGCATTCGTTCGCATTTGCACAATCTCAGCAATTGTCTTAGCGGCCTTATATTTACCTTCGATACGAAGATTATCAGCTTCCGCACTCTTAACATCACGATCCGGTTGAGTAGCAATCTTATCCAACATCATTCCAAGACCTTGAGTAATACCAGAATAATCTGCAGAATAAGGAGTAGCAGTAGGAGGAGTCACACCTTGAGCAGAAGGAGACGAAGCCTGAGGAGAAGATTGAGCAGTCGCAGTACCTGCATTTCCTCCAGACATCATTAAATAAGGATTCAAACCAGCAGCTTCTAGACGTTCACGTTGAGCAGAAGCAGAATTGTAATCATTTGTTGCATTGAACATATCCCAAGAGTTCTGCTTAGCATCATTATAAAATTGCCACTGATCACCAAGTTGTTGTTGATACATCTGGGTATTATAATCCATCTGTTTCTGCAACATTTTTTCATTAAAAGCATTACTCTGTTGAGCAATATTAGCATTTCCTTTATTAGAAGCAATAGAACTACCAATAGCTCCAGCAGCACTAACACCTGCACCAATTAAAGCAGCAGTAGCCATAATAATAAAATTTAAATTAAACAATACGCAACAAAGTTGCGATTAATTTGCGTTTCACGCAGAGATAAGGTTTAGGTTAAAAAAATTAAGGGGAGGCTGATCGCAAGCCCGTTTTTCAGTTTTCCATGTCTGAGACTCAGAAAGGTCTTAAGGACAGAATTTTTTTAACGGAGCCGGACAGCTCCCCCCAAAGGGGCCCCCCATCGCGCGCAGACCTGATCTTTTATCGCACGCGCACGCAAAAAAAAGGACGTGCACGTACGTTAAATAATACTAAATTCAACAAAAGTGATATTTTTTGAGACAAAATTGATATTAAATCTCAAATATTTTATTATTACTCAGTAGACGCAGAAGATTCAGAAGACTGTTGTTCCTGTTGAGACTGTTGTTCCTGTTGAGCAGCAGCAAGTTCAGCAACAACAGCATCAGAAGAACTCATCAAATACTGACTCCAAGCCATCAACTCAGAAGGAGATTGAATAAAGCGAGACTTCACAAAACTGATCAACTGATCATCACCAAGTTTTGCACGAAGATCACCAAACTTAGGTTCATTAACCGACATAGATTCAAAGTGAGACAAAAGAGATTCACGAGACAACCGGTCAAGACGCTGTTGATTAAACAACATATAAATATCGGAAGTCAAACAATAACTCTTAACACCATCAAATTCACGCTCCTCAAATAAGAATTGATCAACAGGAGATTCTTGACGAAACTCAGAGCAAAGCATATCCTTTGCAGAAACCGGACTAGGATTAACCGGTGTTACATACGGTTCAATACGACGTTTTGCAAACATAACAATAAAGTTAAAAAGTTAAACAATAAAGAACTAGTAAGGTAAACCATCCGTATCAAGATTACGGACTACCTTCACATCAAAGAAAGTACTACAAAGGAACTGATCAGTATCAATATTAGAGTTAACTTCTACAGCAAAAAGAGGATTCAAAGAATTAGGATTAACCTTAAACAAGGTATAGTTCCAATTAGAATTAGCAGGACCAGGAACAGGTAACTCAGGATTTTCAATAGAATAACCGAATTGATTAGCAAGCGATTGATTATCATAAGAGATAACCCAATTCTTCAAAGACGTTTTAAACGCACCAATAGAAGTATCAATATCTGTCTTATAATCAATATAACGAGGAGCATAACCTACCTCATTAGGAATAGACAAAGGCAAAATAGACAAAGGACCATTAGAAATATAAGACAAAGGGACTGTCTGCATACCAACACGATCAAATTCCGGAATCGCAAAATCAGCAGCATTAACACGAGTAACAGACGGACTAACAAAATCAGTAGTATAATCAATCAAAGGCAAGCAATGATAGATACACATTACAACGCCATAACGACCTTGTGAATTGAAATTAATCACACCATTAGAAACACCAGTACCTTTTCCTGCAATATCAGCAGCGTTATCACCTGTAATGTTATTATTTACTACTTCGTTAATATCCAGCGAACTAGAAATACCACCAAGGTAAGTACACATTTCAGAGAAGCCGTCACCAGGAGAAACATTCCAATGTTTTTCTACTTGTTCTTTATAATCCTTGTTACCAGACTGAGTAATTTCTTTCCATTTCTGTAAGAATTCAGCTTGACGAAGAGCAAGAATACTAAAAGAAGAATTAGCCATCATAGTAGCACGAGCAGAAACAGGACCAGCAACAGGAGTAACAGAAATCTGAGAAGTTCCATTAGATGAAGAAAAAGCGGAAGCATTACATACAGGAAGACCAGACAAAGTAACTGGTGAAGAAGCACCAATACTAGCCACATCACCATACTGTTGATTAGGAACAACACCATGGAATAAATCCTTTTGCCAATTACAATACCGAAGATCAAACATACTGTAATTCTCATAGAAATCAGAGTAGTTAAAAGAAAGCATCATTCCAGAAGAACCAGTACTATAAGGCATATAGTCCACGTTAAAGCAAGAAGGACTTACACGTTCCCATTGAGAGTCACGATAGTAATCAGCATAAATCTTCTGATACGCAAGAAGATTAAACAAAGACACATTCAAATTATAATGCAAAGGTCTTTTAACAAAAGTATTATCAACAGATTCTGCATAATAATACAAATTACCATAGCCAAGATACTCCATTAACTTAGCAGAGCAAAGAGCACGATTATAACCAAAATAATTATCCTTATTCGTAACAGTAACTGAATCAGGAGCAAGAGAATTCAAATAATGAGAAATGCTAGAAAGATCAGTAAAAGGCATAGAACCATCAAGCTTAACAACCTTCAAAGGACTAGAATCCAATGCATGTTGAGGATTGTCATACATCTGAGTAAGAGCAGTATTCGCCTTATTCCAAAGAAGATCATAAGGAACAAAGTAAAAATCATAATACTCTCTCATACGAGCAAATGCAGCAGTATTCAAAGGTTGAGTACGAGTAAACGTTTTAAGATCAATCTTAAACGTATCACCAGGAAGAACTTCCCAAATTTTAACAGGGAGAAGCTCACCTGCTTTCGCAGTAAAGTTACGTTTTGAACTAAGGTCAAAACCATTTCGAGAAGTCTTATTTCTTAAAGACTTCAAAGACATGATATTAGCCATAAATTAATAAATTAAAAGTTTAACAATTATTCGTCAATGAATACCTTATTAGCATCATTGAGTTTCTTATGCTTAATACGATCATTAAAAAGTTTCTTAACATCCGAAGCATACAAACGATACACAGGGGTTTTCTCAAAAGATTCATTCGTATGAACATTATAATAGAAATAAGGATAATAAGAATTTTCCCATTGATCAGTACAAAGATCATCATCACCAATCAAATCACTCTCATAAAATTCCTGCTGAGATTCAAAAAATGTAGTAAGGTGCATATAATCAAGATATGAGTAGAATTCCTCAATCATACGCTGTTTAGACTTACGTTCAGCAAGGGTGGTATGAGTGCAAACAAAATACAAGAAATGTTTAGAGACAAGTAACTCAGTATAAATCCGATGAACCCAACGATTAAATTCATCCGACTCTACAGGTCGAACCATAGCGTCACGATCAAGAAAATAATTAGAAAGGTCAAGCAAAGACTTCTGATCTGATACATGTCCAAACAAATCAAGTAAGTAAGTATCATCCGTAAAATGAAAATGTTTTATATAAAAAGCTATTTCTTTCGCAAGAGAGAACGTCGTTTCTGAGGACGAGAATAAACGCCTCGCTGTATCATAAATTCCGTAAGAGTAAGCACGTTCACGTGAAGATTTAGAAGCAAATCCTTTACATCGGGGAAAGTAGTAAGCGTAACACGACCGCCATACGTCAAATTCCTTATACTTCCCATTGAGTACGATGCTTCTTTTAACAAAGCTCTGAGGGGTAGATGAGTATATCTTCTCACGTTGACAGTCAAGAAAGCCTTGACCCAACTTCTGAGAATGAACGTTGAACGGACAGACGGAACTAAGTTTAAAAACTTTGGGTATAGTGCAACTGCTATTAACATAGCTCGCAACGTATGATGAACACTGACCTTTGGATATTTGACAGTCGACACGACCAAAGGTCCATGCCTGAGATATATTCTCTGAACATACCTGTAACGCTTCGTCCGATTGGAGGAATAATAAGATATGATAATGCGGGCGGAAATGGACGGGTCCATATTCTCCGACAGCAAAGTAACGCACTTTTTCCGAGGGACATTGTTTTGAAACATAATAACGTAATCTTTTAAAAAATAATTGTAAATCAGTTTTACGAAGATAGGGGACATCCCCAAAGAGATAGAACTTGTTTAATAAACGATCAATATCTTCTTGCTTCATATCAGATGGACCAAGAATTTCACCTGTTTCCTTATCTACAAGATCATTACCAAATGGGCGTTCAAGACTATCTACAAAAGTAGCACGAGGAATATAACGATTAGCATAAGTAAGAGTTATAAACAATGTGTGCTTAGCAGTATAAGATTCAAGATCACACTGAAAAGCATAACGTGAGTTTTTAGCCAACGTACATGCTTGACAGTGACCACAAGGAACAACCATAGATTCGTTAGTATAAGGATTAACGATTTTCTTAGGATGAAGACACTTGCAAAAAGGATTCTTAATCATATCAGAACTTAGGAGAAAGGTTAATATGAGTAGAATCTACTGAACTAGTAGTAGTCTGTTCCGTTTTCTGAGTACTATTCGAGTTGTTCTTCGAAACAGATAAGGACACTGTACAGGATTGCACAAACAAAGTTGCGGAAATTGAAAGGATCGCAGTAACGACAATCTTAATGATGTCATAAATTTGTTGATTAGAAAGTTTCATATTATTCTTCAATTAAAGTTATCATACAAACATGATCAGCAAGCGTATTAAACGATCTAGCGATCTTCATAGCTTCTGTCACAGTAATACCAAAAAGAGAAAACTTAGTGATAGGAATCAACTTAATAACACGAGCATAAGCAACACGAGTAACAATAACACGGGATACCGTGAAATCAAAATCGTTTTTCTGATTAAAACGTTCAGTCCATTTTCCTTTTTTCGCAGACATATTCAAATAGGTTTTAAATTTCTGATGCAAATAAAGGGAATAATTATCATTATGTTTAATAGAAAAATAGATAATACTTATAACTAATTTCTCTCTCTTCTCTCTCTAAAACCAAAAGAGGCATTCCAAATGAATTGGTATAGCCTCTTTTTCATTTTCTCACAAAAAGAAATTCATCATTATATATTTTGATAAAAAAAAATCAGAATCATCATTCAAGCTTCTTTATTTGTAAAAACAAAAAAGACTATCCTAATTTAAATTTTGGGATAGTCTTTTTATAAAAACTGAATATAATTATTTCATCATCTTATCGATTTCTTCAAATTCAGGACCCATGTTCAGATTATAGTAAACACGGTAAAGACCCTGTAACCACAAATCTTTCTGATCAGGTTTCAAAGCTCTGGCTTTTTCGTAGAATGGCTTAGCTTCTTCATAGAATTTCTTCACTGTAGCTTGTGCCTCTGCATATTTCGGATCATTGATATCTGTTGTAGCTTTATCAGCATAATCCTGAGCCTTCATCAAATACACTAATCCTACATTAGAATATGCCTCTGCATATTCAGGATCTGCAGCAATAGCTTTCTTGTAGAACTCAATAGCTTTATCATATTCTTTCATATTATGATAAAGATACGCTTTCACATAAAGATACAACTTGTTATTAGCATCAGTAGACAACATTCTATCAGCAAATTCCATTGCTTTAGAAGCTTGGTTAGAGCTAGTATAGTAATCTACCAAATTCGCAAAGAAATAATCATTTCCAGGGAATTTTAAAATACCTTCTTCCAATGATTTAACCCATGCTGCAGTATCACCTTTAGCTTTATATGCATCTGCCATCAATTGCATTGCAAACTTACCGCCATCTTTGTCATCCAAAGCAGCAGGAGCATATTTAATAATTGCATCTTTATCTCCTACTCTGTCAGCAGCCAATGTTGCGTAATATGCTATTTGTGCCAAAAGAGTATCTGTTTTAGCCAAATTTTGCTCTGCCAACATAGGATAAGAAGCTGATTCTACGTATGTTGCAAAGAATTGCAAAGCTTCCTTATTCTTATCAAGGTTAAAGAATTGAATACCACCGTTAATTAAGTTAGGACGTTCAACCAATATAGTTGAAGCATTTGCTTTTCTATATTTGTTTTTAATTTTACCTTTTTCATTAGGTACTTGAGCTAGATCATCACATTTAGTATAATACTCAAACATTTTTAAAATGCTGTTGTATGCCTTCAATGTGTCAAACGGCTGTTTCAGAACACCTTTCTTATCACGTTCTTCTTCAATAAAACGTTTCTGAATAAATCCAGCAACGTCCCATGTGTCAGGAAGATCCTTGGTCTCAGGGTTCTTAATGGCTTCATTAATCAGCTTTTCAGCTTGATTAAAATTCGGTTTTACATCACTGGCAATGCTTTTGGCTTCTTTTACATTCTTCATTTGAGCGAATGATAAGCTTACGGCCATCAATAAAACCATTGAAAATAATACTCTTTTCATGATTGTTGTTTGATTAATTATTAATATTATGT